CCGGCTTCGACTCGATCTTCATCTTCAGTGTGGAGCTTTTGATCATGTCGTAGTTCCTCGCACACATCTCTTGTGCAAGATCAGAACTTACGCCATATACTTGTTTAGTCCTCATAAGTTCCTTACCCACAAACCATAACTCAGATACACGGTTCGTGTAGAGTTCTTCACCAGTAAGCTGGCTGTTCATAGAAACACGCTTGTCAGATGCCTTCCCACCGAACGTGACCCGCATGAAATTGGGCGACCACTCGCCAGCCAGCACGTCGCAGAAAGGAGCCCCCGCGCCAGTGGAGTCAACCGCCACATTCTCTGGGGACACCTTGCGCTTCTTACAGTGCTCTACAATTTGATGGACGATCTGGTATGTTCGAGGCACGGCCTTGTTGGTCGCATCGTCATTCAAGTGGATCGCATCCTTGAACTGGCAGACATACTGCCCGTTACGTGCGTAGCCAACCTCTGCGGTAAACATGATTGTCCTGTCGCCGCCGTTCGTGAAGGCGGGGTCAATACCGGCGACTACTGTCGGGGTGCCTTCCCACTCGACACTCCCCAACGCCCCGCTGGTAGATAGTTCGGATTCTGCGTAGATGCCAGTAGTCTCGTCGCTGTCGAAGAAGACAGCCCTGACCATTCGCATATACCCTCGTGACTCCGGCCCGAGGAGTAGACGGTCCTCTTCCAACTTAGCCTCAGTCGGGAGCCAAGGGTATTTGGTCTCGCCTAGTATAACATTTGGGCTGCGCTCTCCATCTAGCCGGATGTATTTGCCGCCCCATTTAGTATCCCATTCGTCGGCTGTCTGTATGTCTACAGACTCCCAGCCGTCTTTTGGTTCTGACCACACGCCAAATGCGTCGAACCGTGAGTTCGGGTTAGACATACCGATCATCTGGAAAAACGGGTTCTTCGACAGGTTGGTCAGGCCAGCATTGACAATAGCCTCTGACAGTTCTGCCAGCTCGTCCCCGATCAAAATCACCCGTTTCTGCTTTAGACCAATGAACTTACCAACAGCATCTCTGGTCTTTTGCTTCTCCGCTGCGATAAGCGACAAACCAGCCCGTTCGATAAGCGTCTCTTTTTCGTCTACATAGGCAGCGTTGCCTATTGAATCCCGAATCTTGATTGGTGCTCCGTCAATCACGGACAGCAACGACATGACCGATCCCCAGATCCGTTTGCGTGCTTCGCGTAATGTGGTTGAGGTCATCAAGACCAGCGTGTCTCGTGGTTGTGATAACCAGTTCACAATCCCCCATGCAGCCATCGTGTGTGACTTACCTGATGATGCAGACCCACCAATCGACAAATACTTGTTGTTAAGTGCAGCGCGGATCATCTGCTCTGCCCATGGGTGGCGGACCATCATAGGTTCCGGTAAATCCTCGTGGTTCCACAGCTCGTCACAAATGCGCCAGAAGTAATACTCCTTTGCGATTACTTTGGGGTGGTGTGCAAAACCATACAACAAAGCTGTGAGCAGACTTGTCGGTGGTATTGTCAAACCACCAATGTCCATCTTTTTTGTTTGAGGGTCTATTCGTGGTTCGAGAACACGCTTGCGTTTATTTGGATCGGACGGCATGGTTAAATCAGATCGGAGTCTACTGTTCTTATAATGGCAAGCGAAGGCAATAGTGAAATCGTGCAAGAGGCCCTGCGGTTAAACGCAGAAGGGATGACTAATGCAGCTATTGGTAGGAGGCTGGGCGTCCACCAAGGGACGGTTCGCCGTTGGTTTAAGAAACTTGGTTTACCACCAAAGAAGGCTGGGTTCAAGTTGCCAAACAAAGACGCAGATAAAGACGTTCTTAAAGAAGATCTGGAGGTGCATCTGTCTGAGATGACCCGCGAAGCAGCGACTGAAGCAAAACTAGCTGCGTCAAAAGAAGAGGACAAGATCCTCGCAGAGATCGCAGAATCTCAAAATAGCCCCGCTGACAAATACCAGCACTACGTAGCGGCGGCAGGCATTAAACTATTGCGGGACAGCATTATCAATATCAAGGGTCCGAAGACTGTCCGCGAGATGTCAGAACTAGATCAGCTTATCAGAAGGAATCTTGGCCTGAATGCTAAGACAGGGGGCGGTGCAAGCCGCATGCAAATAGATATTTCCATACTTAATAATTCCAAAGCTGATAAGGGTGAAGGATCGCTGGACAAGATGAAGGGTAAAACCGTGATCGACGTGGACAGCGATGGCAATGTGGACGGATAGGTTTAGCATTGAGTTTGACGACGACGAAGATGTCGAAGGGCATCTAACTCTGAGTCTGCTAAATGACTTAGAAGAAGCTTATATTGGGGTGGTCTATCACCCTAACGGCCCGCCCGTATCTTGCTATAGCCACCCTATAGCTGCTGCAATCATTTCGTCTAACTGGAATATCTCTATCAATGCAGCTTCCAATTTGATTGACTATCTGGCTCAAAACGCTAAAGGTAAGTCACCTCCAGCATTCTTAAAAACGTGAAGCCATGTTTCTTTTTCGACAAATCATCGAAGACCCTATGGTTCTACGGAGGAAAGATTTAGGAGAAAACAAATTCACTTATCGTGTCACTCAAGCGAAAGGGACATTTTATCGAGTTATCCCCGATAACTGGAAAGAGATTTGTTACCTTAGACTTCTTGAGAAGGGAGATACCTTGGAAGTCCCCGCCGATGGGGATGGGGTAGTTATCCGAGACACTGTTACGCCACCACAGCCATGAATACTGACCGTCTGCTTGAGATCCATAAAGAAACCTGTGATGCAGCTCAAGAGATTATGCGGCAGAAAAACTCCGACTATACCGGAGGTTCTGGAGCCACTGATGCGCTGGCTAACTTCAAAGCATCTTTAGCCCTCAACCTGCATCCTGTAACCGGACTCCTGCTTCGTGTTCAGGACAAGATAATGAGGATACGGTCATTCGTGGCTGATGGAGAACTTCGCGTGATGAACGAATCTGTAGAGGATGCGTGTGACGACATCGTGAACTACGCTATTCTTTGCAAAGCTTTGCTACGCGAAGAAGCAGAAACCAAAGATAAAGAATGATGGATGCTACAACTAAAGAAGCTAGAAAGACCGTGTGCGCTAGTGAATGTAAAGTGTTAGCAACATGGTTGCAGGGGAGGGCCAAGTTAATCGAAGAAGGTCTTACCGATGACGAAAACACTTTAGCAATCCTTGGCCGGTATGTTGGCAGAATTAAAGCTGACGTAGATAAAGCTGGTTGGGTTGCTGAAATAAAAGAACTAGATCACGTCGAGTGATTGTCGGCGTAGACAACGGTCTTGATGGCGGGCTCTGCGCTATTGCCCAGTTCGATGGTAGCCTTATCGACAAGATCGCTATGCCTTGCCAGCAGCGCAGCAAGAAACGTGAGATTGATATCCACAAGGTTAATGAATGGTTGTCTGACCTAAACACTCCCTTTGTTCTGGCTATCGAAGAACCGCTCGCGCATGCGAAGAGTTCTCAAGCAGTCCGATCAATGGCTATCTCCTTCGGTAAGTTGTTGGGTATGGCTGAGTGCAAAGGCTATGATGTTGCAAGAGTAAGTGTGCAGAAGTGGCAAAAGAAGATGTTGGGATTTATTCCCAAAGGGATGACCAAGATAGCAGCACTTAATACAGCCGAGCGTATGGCTCCCGCTGAGAACTGGTTGAAGAATAAAAGGTGTCGCACTCCCCATGACGGGATGATTGATGCGTTCTTGATCGCGCACTACTACCGCAACAGTCAGGAAAAAAACTGATTGTTCTTGTGGTCTGACTCTCTTGTGGTAAAGGCGTCCCGTGCCTAGATTTAACCGACCAGAACACGTAGAGGAATTTTTTGATCAGCACGATATTCCCGTTGCTGAAAAACCCAGCTTTTACTGGAAAGCAATAAAGCCTGCATTCCAGTTAGGTTTCAGGATAAGCGAGACCGAAAGCGGAGACGTTGTAGTCTTTACGCCCCACCACCACAAAAAGGTGTATCGAGGATTCAACCAGACCAAGTATCACATGGGGATGATTCTTCTCCATGCAATGCTAAGCAACCGGCTGCACTAATGAAGACACTCTATCCTAAGCAGCAAGAGATCCACGACTTGTTCGTTGCCAAACAACGGCAAGGTAAATGCACCTGTGATACCTCTCATACTGGAGTAGGTAAGACTATCGTCGGCTGCTATCTAGCTAAGACGTTAGGTAGGCCAGTAGCCGTGATCTGCCCTAAAGCGGTCGTTCCGAGCTGGCAACGGGAGATGGCAGAGATGGATATATCTCCTATCTTCATTCTCAACTTTGAGAAACTAAGAACAGGCAAGACCCCACACATGACAAAGGTGGGTAAGAAGATCATGCGGTGGCACCTGCCCGATGACACACTTGTGTTTATCGACGAGATCCATAAATGCAAAGGCCCCTACACACTTAACGCGCAGCTACTCATCTCGCTCCGGCAGCATGGGTATTCGATACACGGAATGTCGGCAACAGCAGCGGAAGATCCGACCGAGATGAGAGGTCTGGGATACATGTTAGGGTTGCACTCTCTTAACAAACCAGACAATGGATTGCGGAGTTGGTATTCGTGGATGCTGAAGTGGGGGTGTAAGAAAAACGACTGGGGTAAGTGGGAGTTAATTAGAAGGTCTTTACTACCCAATCTTCGTGAGATTATGTATGACGATAACGTCAGCCGTCTTACCATTGATGACTTCCCCGACTCGTTCAAAAAGAACAGGGTGATTGTAGAGCCGTTAGACTTTAGCAACATATCTAAGATTCGTTCGGCCTACCGACAGGCTGGCATCACACCAGAGATTGTGCAGCAGTATGTCGAGCACGGGACGGTAGAAGACTCTGAGCACATGCTTGTAAATATTTTACGGGCGCGGATGTTAGCTGAGTCATTTAAGATACCGGATCTTGTTGAGATCACAGAGGAGCTTGTCCACGAGGGAAAAAGTGTAGTGCTCTTTGTAAACTTCGCAGAGACAGTCCAGACCTTGTGCCAGAACCTTGGCTGCGACCGGATTGAGGGAGGGCAAACCGAAGCGGAAAGGCAACAAGCTATCGACAGTTTTCAAGGCGACGAGAAACATATGATCGTCGTCAACATTGCTGCGGGTGGGACAGGGATTAGTCTGCACGACGTGCGTGGGGAGAGGCAAAGAGTCTCGATAATTTGCCCATCATTCTCTGCTAAGAATCACATGCAGACGTTGGGACGTATCCACCGCAATGGTGCAAAGAGTGATGCGATTCAGAAAATTCTGGTAGCTAACAGATCTATAGAAGAACATGTGATGAAGGCGATTAGCGCCAGACTATCTAACCTGAATGACCTCCATGAACCAACCCGACCATAGCAGCAGGGGACACGCTGAGTTCTCTCCATCATCATTGAAATATGTCGCAGCCTGTCCTGCTTATCAGGGCAAAGACGGCACTAGCGCAGCGGCAGAGATGGGCACTCGAATCCATGAGGCTCTTGAAGTTCGCGACCCATCTGCGTTGCATAACGAGAAGGAGACAGAGATCTACGATCAGATCGTGGATATGGAGGCAGACTTCATGGGCAACTTCTCAGCTATTAAGGAAGAGCACAACGAGATCCAAGTTGATGTTGAGCTGGACGGAACAAAGACATGGGGCACCTGTGACAGATTCTTGGTCTTAGACTCGGGGGATACTGCTGTGATGGCCGACTACAAGACGGGCATTAGCATCATCGACCCTCCTGAACACAACTGGCAAGCTAAGGCATATACCGTAGGTGCTTTTCAAAAATACAAAGACATCAACAAAATCGTCTTTGTCTTCTACGTCCCACAGCACCACGACAGTCTTCACCATACCTTTGAGAGAGATGACCTAGACTCGCTTATCGACGATCTCAGTGATGTCATCACCAAAGGTGAACGGGTCCGACCGAAGTGGGAGAAGGGCGGGCCTGAACTTTCAGATTGTAACCCAACCCAATACTGCCGGTTCTGTCGCCATGAAGACTCCTGCCCTGCGCTGGGTGGTCTGGTGATTGATGTAGCAAAGAAGCTAGACTCTACCCTGCCCGATGTTGATCTTGAAAACATCGATGACCCTGCAAGGCTTACTGAGCTTTTCAACATTGCCAAGATTGTAGAGAACTGGGCTGCGCGTATTAAGGAACGCGCAAAGGAAGCAGCTATGGGAGGGATGGAACTGGACGGCCTTAAACTTCGCTCAATGGGTAAGTCCCGCAAGGTTACAGATAATGCAACGCTCACGCAGATTGCGGAAGAATTCGGATTGACCGAAGAATCTCTACTTGAGCATGCAAATTTCCCGTTAGCAAAGGTAGCTAAAGCTGTCGGGTCATCAGCTCCGAAAGGAGAAAAGAAAGAGGCAGAGCGCAATTTTATTGACGCCTGTGAAAGTGCGGGCATTATCCGCACGTCTGACGAACGGTTCTCGATTGTCAGTCAGTAACAAGAAACAAGAAACAAGAAACAGTGAGCAAGAAACAAGAAACCGATACCGCACTTGCGGAAAAACCAAAAGCTGAACTCACCACCGCTAACGCGAGTGGGATGACCATCAGCTCTTCTGACATCGACGTGCCTCGCGTCAATATCGTTCAGAAGACAAGTGAAATCGAGGCACCTCTGGGAAGCCTTGTTCTCGACAAGACACACGTCTTGGCTGAGGCCGAGGACACAGTTGCAGTCACCGTCCTGAGCGTCATAAAGGGTTGGCGTGAAGACATCGACTACGACAGCGATGAGATCCCTCAGATTGCATACTCGCAGGAAGAGGCCGATCAGATCAAAGCAACTTCTGAGTATGACCTGCTTGAGTTCGCGGAGATCACCATCCTGTTCAAGCAGCCAGAGGGTGGAGATGACGCGGCGTATCCGTTCCCTATCGGGGACGATAATTACGCTATTGGGCGGCTTAACGTCGCGAAGGACGCATACCGGCAGACGTTCAAGCGTCTCGCTACGTTTGCGGCCTTTAACCCCGATGCTTCTCTCCAGCACAGATTGTGGGACTTCAAAAGTTCCTTGATCAGCCGAGGTAAATACTCGTGGTATGCACCGTCATTGTCAGTGGCTCAAGGGGAGCCAACTGATGCTGTTAAAACTTTCGTTACTAATTTCTCGTAATGGAAGCGCAGCCAATCCAGACGGACCACGAGGTATTAGAAGCCGAGATTGAAATGCTCTCTGGCATGATTGCGGAAATGACCGCAAAGGTTGAAGAAGCCCAAGCGAACGTGCGAAAATTGTCAATCGTTCGTGACGCCCTTCAAACTCAGGTTGGAGAGTCTCAACTCGATCTTGAGTTAGACGAGTAACCCTTATAGCCCACCCCGACCCATTTGTCATCGGGGTGGGCTTTTTTACATATGACGACATTATGGATACATACGCACTGGACTACGAGTCCTACTACGACAAGACCTGCTCGATCAGGCGACTAGGCCCGCTAGGGTATTTTTCACACCCTGAATTTGACGCCTACATGGTGTCGGTGGTTGGCGACAACGGCTACGAGTTTGTCGGGCACCCTAAAGACTTTGACTGGAGCCTGCTTGAAGGCCAGAGGGTTCTTTCTCATAACGCATCTTTTGATGAGACACTTTACTTTTTCGGGGTAGAGAAAGGATGGTGGCCTCCTGTTGACTTCGCTGAATGGCACTGCACCGCAGATATGGCTGCTGCTTGCGGCCTGCCCAGATCATTGAAGAATGCATGCAAAGAAGCCTTCGACCTCGAAATGTCAAAGACGACGCGAGACAACATGTCTGCGAAGCGTTGGGAGAACATGCCCGAAGACTTCCGAAAGGAAGTTAGTGAGTATGCTTTGAAGGACTCTGTTCTGTGTTTACAACTGTGGCAGAAGTATGAAGGGAAGTGGTCTGACCATGAGAAGCTGATCAGCCTTACTAATAGGAGAATAATCCAGAGGGGTCTGCCTATGGATACAGGTCTTCTAAAGGAACAGCTTGAAACGATCAATAAGAGGCTGTTCGATGCAGAACAAGCTATCCCATGGGCGGGTGAGAAACCTCTTCTGAGCAGGAAAGCATTCGATGAGGAATGTTTGCAGCATGGTTTAGAGCCCCCCAAATCGTTAGCGCAAACAGACGTAGACGCGCAGGAGTGGCTGCGGCAGTTTGGCCATAAATATAAATGGGTCGAAGCTGTCTCTAATTGGCGTCGTATCAACGCCCTCAAGAAGAAGCTAGAAGCATTCGACTACGCCACCTTGCCAGACGGTCGATACTATGGCGGGTTGATGTATTGGGGAGGGCACACTGGACGTTTTTCCGGCAGTGGCGGCAACCTTAACCTACAGAACCTACCCCGCGAGGAAATGTTCGGGGTCAACCTTCGCCACATGATTTGTGCGCCCGAAGGTAAGAAGCTAGTTGTCGTTGACCTATCTCAGATCGAGGTGCGGACTTTGTGTTGGTTAGCTGAGGATAAAGCCACTCTACATGAAATTGCCAACACCGAAGACATTTACGAAGCGTTCGCGATCAGGATGGATTTGTGGGAAAAGGACAGGGGGTCTTTGAAAGAGAAAAACCCTAAACTACGCCACAAGGTAAAAGCTATTGTCTTAGGGTGCGGGTATGGTGCAGGTGCTAATAAGTTTTCTGAGATGTATGACATGCCGATAGTTGAGGCGAAGAGTGCCGTAGATCTTTACAGAAACAGGCTTTTTGCCATCCCAAAGTTCTGGAGGAAAATCAACTCCCGCTTGAGGCAATGCTACAACACAAAAACTCCTTACGTCGCACTGCTCCCGTCAGGTCGAAACATTGACTACGGTCGAATAAAACTGGTTAAACAGAATGAACGGTTAAGTCATCAGGCTATTATCAGCCGCAACGGTAAAAGACTACCGATGAAGTTATGGGGTGGGGTGGTCGCGGAAAACCTTTCGCAAGGACTTGCAAGAGATGTCTTTTCAGACATGATTGTCAGATTGGAGCAGGAGGGTTTGAAGTTAATTTTCCACGTCCACGATGAGGTCATTATTGAATGTGATGAAAAAGAAGCTGAATCAGTTTTGGAGAAAACGATAGAGATCATGTCAACGCCGCCGACATGGATTCCTGACATCCCTTTGGCGGCAGAAGGACAGATCATACAGAGATACCAAAAATGAAATATCGTTACCTGAAAAATCTGCGGGACAATAGCGCCCACTTTACAGCAGACATAAGTAAAATTAAGAAACAGAAACCCACGTTCTCAAACAAAGCAGAGTATCGTGATTGGTGCGCGGACGCTCAAACAGACCATATTTTCTACTCTACTGTGGAGGGTAGGGCTCCTTCAAAAAGGATCAGTAACGACAACCCTGCCAATAAGATATATGGCGTGGTAGCAGACTACGACGCATCGGTAAACTGGTTAGCTATCGACAGTGACATTAAGTATAAGTGCGGTTCGGGGAAGCAGCCAACATGGAGATCACAAACTCAATCAGGATACTTACGTTTGGTGTGGGAGTTTAAGAACCCCATACCCATAGAGCCCGAGCTGTTCGACACGTTCATGTTGAACATGATGAAGTCGTTACAGCTCAACAAACTATTCGCTGGTTTCGATAGCTCATCACTTCGGGCCAACCAGTATTTTGAACTAGGCGAAGATTGGATCAATACTGCTGACCCTATAGAGGATAGTATTGTTCAAGCGGCTCTGGCCAAGTCAGTAGCTGACAAGCCTCCCCAGTCTGCTGACACCTCGATACCTATCAATGTCGTAGCGGAAGAAATTGAATCCCGATTCCCGAACCGTTGGGTCGGGGACTTTGAGATAGGATCTCGTGGGCCACTGTTCTGGATTGACGATGGAATAAACAGGGACGGGTGTCAGGTGGTAGAGGATGGGATTGTCTGCTACAGTGACCGTGCTGGGAAAGGGTTCATGTCGTGGCGAGACATCTTCGGGGCGCAGTTTGTAAAAGACTACGAAGAGAGGAAGTTAGCCAACTTACTCGATGAGTACTGGTTCAATGGCAGAAGCTTTTTTAAGCTGTTGTACAGCAGCGCTGTTTCTATTCCCAAAGACCAGCTCATACTAGAGCTGAAACAAGCTGGGTTCTCTCCTAAGCCTAGAAAGAACCAGCCTTTATCAGAAGTTGAGGGCGCTCTTTTGACAGTTAGCAATCAGAATCGAATTGATGAGATTGCGCCAGTTGTGTTCTCTGCGGATAGAGTAGTTGCTTACAACGGGCACAGAATATTGAACTGCTCTAACATAAAGCCAGTAGACCCCGCTAACGATGGTGACCCATCTAACTGGCCCTTTCTCCATTACTGGCTGGGCCAACTGTTTGTTGACGGGGATCAGCCAGCGCTCGATTACTTTTACTCTTGGCTAAAAAGATTTTACCAGTCGGTTATAAACAAAGAATTTGTGCAGGGTCAGGCCCTCTTATTAGTTGGGCCAACCAATAAAGGGAAGTCCCTGCTATCAAACAGAGTGATCAGCGGATTGGTAGGAGGATATGCAGATGCCTCAGACTACCTGTCAGGCCAGACACGATTCAACAAAGATTTGGGGAGAGTAGCTGCATGGGTGATTGATGACACCACTTCTGCGGCGTCTTTTACCGACCAAAGAAAAGCTACCGAACTCATTAAAAGAGCCGTAGCAAACCCAAGGGTTGAGTATCAAGCGAAGTATGCAGACGCGATGAGCATACCGTGGACAGGGAGAGTGGTTATGTCTCTTAACATGGACATCAACAGTTTGTCAGTAATACCCTCCTTGGATAGTAGCAACCGCGACAAGCTGATGGCCCTAAGGATCAGCGACGGAGCCACCAGTGACTTCCCATCTAATACCGTTTTGGAGAAGACCATCGAAGACGAACTTCCTTTCTTTGCTAAATTCTTGGTAGATTGGGTGATCCCCAAGGGCGTAGAGGATGTTGGTAGATTTGGAGTTAAGTCCTTCATCGACACCACTATTGCCGATGCTGCGTATGACAACAGTAGTCGTAGCACCATAGCGGAACTCGTGGAGTTCTTTGTTAAACGGTGCCGAGAAATCAACGATACAATGACTCATTGGAAAGGCACGCTAACAGAGTTTCAAGTTGCTGTCCACGACTTCAACAATGGTAGGAATGTAGGTATGTCAAATAACCTTGAATTTGTAAGAAGAGGTATGTCTACGCTGGAGGAAGCGGGTAAGAATAATCCCCACCTTAGACCTGTACGATCACGAGGCAAAGGTGGTGGCAAACTTTGGGAGATCAATCTAGATTCTTCTTTTGACATCGACGAAATGACTCAAAGGAGTCCGGTCGGCGCAAGTTCTTGATCGGGAGATGGTACCCGTCACATAAGTAGGTAAAACCTGTAGAATCTGTCTCTCCCTTTTCTTTGTAGTATTTTGGATTAGTAACAGCTTGGGATGTCGCCCAGCCCAGAAGCCACACTTTTGAAAAGTCTTTTGATACTCTGGTGAAGAAATAAAGGTCTGCCTCCAGTTCTTTTTTTGCAGCCTGATTTACTGTAGCCACATATTCTAGCTTAGGCGGGGTGGAGCAGATCTTAGATTTAACATCTACTTTTATGCCATCTAATTCAAAATCATGTGTGTAACTAGAGTCACCCACATAATCACAAGGGTCTGCAAAAGCGCTAAAAGCTATCTCACCCAGAAAACCAGTCATTCTGCCGGATCCTTTGGTGTAAGACCCAAAAGTAACTCCCATATGTTTGGACCGACTAAAAGCGGTAGCTACATCATCGGGGCTGGGCCTGTATAAAACGAAGCGGTTTTTTAGTTGTTGGAATCTATCCATTTATTAGCGGGTCAGGCCCGCCTGTATTGCCGCGTTTTCTTAGCGATCCTTTTGGGCTGCCTTACAAACTGCTTCCCTTTTCTCGTGCCCCTGCGTTTGGCAGCAGTTGTAGCTGCATACTCTTTATCAGAAAGAGCTTTGATTGCTGCCTCAGGCAAATATCGCTCTCCTGTCTTACTAGACTTTTTGCCGCTTTTGGTCCGCCATTTTTGGCGGGTCCATCGCTGCAATGATTTCTGAGGGGCTCTTCTAGCCATTACTTACCTACTTTTTTCATGGCTTCTTTGTGGGCTTGCCCAAAGGCCATACCCTTGAGCATCATGCTCCGCATAGCGTCCATGTGTTTTTTAGTATGGTGGGCACTATGTCTCTTCATAGTATCCTCCTGTCTCTTAGTAAGAGTCTTCTTTTTCAGAAGCTTTTCAGCCCTTTTAGCGGGGCCTTTTTCTGGTCCATAGGGTGATTTCATAATGCAGTGTACTTAATCTCTGTAACCTCCACCAGCCTTCTTATATCTTACAGCCAGAAGTTGCGCTTTACGCGCTGACCACTGTCCTTTTTTGCCGCCCTTTGAACCCCTTTTAATAGATTCAAACATACGCTTTCTCATAGCAGGCTTGGTATAATTGCCAGCTTCGTTTACACGGGACTTAGATTTTTTCTTGGCCATTACTTTGCTAGTCTCCTCTCTACCGCTTCTTGAAAAGTTTTAGCCGCTTTAGGCGCTACATGGATATTAGCTTGGATACCATCTTGCTTTTTAAGTGCCGCCGATAGTTTCCGCATTCGCGGGGCTACCCCTGTCTTAGCTTTGTCAGCAGCACGGTATTCATCATTGTCTAAAAACTCAGATGAAGCCTTACCAAACTCCTCGTCTTTAATATGCTGTATTGTTTTAGGCGACCCTGACAAGCCACCTCTGTAGAATGAGGACACAACTTGTAACTGAAGCTCAGGGTCAAAAGAGAAAAATTGCCTACCAAAAACTCTACGGACAGAAGTTAATTTCTCACCGACATCTTTTTTAGCGAGCTGCATCGCTTGGGCTTCAGTAATCTTCTTATTGAAGAAGGGGGATTTCTCATAATCTTTAGTAGACCCATCTCCAATTTTATGTCCTATACCTACAGTCCAAAGTCCTTTGATATCTTTGTAAGGCTCTAACTTAATATCTTCTTCAGCTTTTAACTCGTCCATCAACTCGTCTACGCTAAAAGCAGGAGCCATAGGGGACACGAAAGCTTTGGTCATTTCTTTTTCCATAATATATTATCCTTTAAATCGTTTGCAAAATCTCTCCCATGCAGGGAAAAATAGTTCTTCTATGCAGACAACTAGGCTTTCTTCTTCAAAAGAATCCAACCGATCCAAGCCTGAAAAAGCAAAACAGGCATGAAGCATTTCGTGTCTGACCGTTGTCTTTATTTCTGCGTTCTTTAAATGCTTATCAATTACAATTGTTTTACGTTCGTGCGAGTAATACCCATAGTAACCTTTCGAGCGATTGTTCTCATCACTCAGATCTTCTTTTATAATCTTAACAGGAACTCCCGCTATATGGATACTTTTGGGGAGACTCATCCTTCGGCATATTTTTTTATCGCACGGGCATAAACCCCCGCCAGTTTACCTCGATTGTTGTTTATCATACGCCACTCGTCAGCGTTACTCCCAAAGAAAGGTTCAGCTATAACTGCTGGTGGGCTTACTTTACGTAAAAAATAAGACCCCCTTTGTTTAGCAACTCTGGGCTTTGCCCCTCGTGAAGCTAAATCAGGGTAAGACTCGCTCATCTCATCCCTAAGCAAGTAAGCTAATTTGCTGCCCAGCTTACTTGAGTGCCAGTATAGCCACTCATGCCCAGTAGCCTTAGGGCCTGCTGAATTAAAATGAAATTCTATGACGGCGTCTACCTCATCTTCCTTTAGCTTTTTAGCTAAATAGCTAATCCCAGCAGTGTAACTTTTAACGGGGTATTGATCGTAAATTACAAAGTCTACTTCACCCTTAAGAGGGCTGGCGACTCGACGAACCAAATCACGGTTAAAATCCCATTCCGACAAAACATATTCTCCCGCGCTATAAGCGCCTTGGTCCCCTAAACGAGAATGTCCTACTGCTAAACCTATTTTCATTATTTGTTCAATTTTCTAGCCCGCCTTAATGCTTCTCGCCTACGCAACATTCTTTCTCTAGTTTTGGGGTCGGGGATTATCCCGCCTGTTGCGGGGGTCTCCCCCCGATCAAGCATACGTTTACCTCGTTCAAACTGTTGCTCAGATAACTTTGCTCGATTCTTAGTTTTTAAGAGTTCTCGACCGTAGTGTTGCAAACCGTAAGCTGTTGCGAAAGGGTCAGCAAACCCTTGGGCAGCCCTCTCTATCGGAGTCACATTCGGGTCGCGCCCCATTTGCCCAACTGAGTCAATGGCTTTTTGCCTAGCATCTTCTGATACGGCCAAATTGCCTATCTCAGCAACAGCCAGCACTTTTTCCACTGGGCTTAAACCTTTTGCGATGCCGCGTGTGGCCACCTTAGCCCCCCGCCCTAGCGCACGATCTAGCCTCTGGACTCTAGTTGGCGATTTAGTTGGCGGTTTAGTTGGCGGTTTAGTTGAGGATGCCGCCTTTTTATTCGCCAGCCTTTTTTCGTCCCAGTCCTCTAATTTGATTATACCCTCCGTTAATAAATGGGCAGAGGAAACTGCCGCTTCTGCAACATCTGCCCTATCTAAAAGATCTTCTTCCTCGCCCCTCATTATTTCTTAATTAGTCTGTAAAGAGATGCTATTCCTACCGCGATGCCGACAACGAGAGATCCCACTCGTAACCAATACTCAAATTGTTCCTGCATGCTTGTGACCAACCCTATGACAGGTGCGGCCATCCCTATTAAA